TTAAAAAAGACAAAAGCGATTCACAATCCAAAGCTACTAGAGAAAAGTTTAGTCGTTTAAGAAAAACAGGCAAATTACAAGATGCCCAAAGTGTTTTCTTAGACATGATTAACAACTCAAACAAATAAAGGATATAATAATGGCATTAATTACTAATACTGTTACTAAATATGCTGTAAATGGTCAGAGAGAAGATTTATCTGACATTATCTACAACATATCTCCGACTGATACTCCATTTATGAGTACAATTGGAAAATCAAAAGCAACTGCTGTCAACCATGAATGGCAAATAGATGCGTTAGCTGCTCCAGCTGCCGACAACTACCATTTAGAGGGTGATGAAATTTCTTTTGATGCACAATCAACTACTTCAAGAATTGGAAACAAAACACAGATTTCAAGAAAAGCTGTGATCGTTTCTGGTACTATGGAATCTGTGGATCTTGCTGGAAGAAATAACGAACTAGCATACCTAATCTCTAAAGCTTCTAAAGAGCTAAAAAGAGATATGGAAACTACTCTTACTGCAAACCAAGCTCCAGTTGATTCAGGTGCAGGTGCTGCTAGAAAGATGGCATCACTAGAGTCTTGGTTAAAAACTAACACAGACAAAGGTGGTGGATCAGGTGCTGATCCTAGTGGATCTGGTACTCATGCTAGAGTTGATGGAACACAAAGAGCTTTTACTGAGTCTCAACTTAAATCTATGATTAGAAAAGTTTGGACTGAGGGTGGCGATCCATCAATGGTTATGGTTGGTGCTTTTAACAAGCAAAAACTTTCTGGTTTTACTGGTGGTGCAACAAGAATGGATGATGCAGAAAACAAAAGATTAGTTTCTGCAATTGATGTCTACGAAAGTGATTTCGGTGCATTACAAGTTGTAGCGAACAGATTTTCAAGAGCAAGATCAGCTTATGTTCTTTCTCCTGATATGTGGTCTGCTGCATACCTTAGAGACTTTCAAATGGTTGATCTAGCGAAAACTGGAGACGCTGACAAAAAGGCTCTATTAGTAGAATACACACTATGCTCTAAGAATGAAAAAGCATCTGGTGGTATTTTTGATTTAACTACTGCGTAGTTATAACTTTTGTGAGGGGGTATTTATACTCCCTCATAATATTCATTAACATTTTGTTTGGTCTTTGAAGATTTAATTCGGAACGAAGCAATACAAAAAAGGAAAATACAATGCGAACACTTAACGATTATTTTATTACTTCACATATACCTAATGTATCATCAGCATCATCAACTTTTGTTTGTGTGCCTGATGGTGGAAGAATAATTAAAATTATTACACACAACAAAGCAGCTACAACAGGAACAGCAGCTATCTCTTTTGAAATAGATGGTGTTGCAGTAACTGATGGTGGTTTTGACCATGTAGCTTCTGGCTCTGCTGGAAAAGTTACAACTACAGAACCTACAGCTGCAAACAGAGTTGAAGAAGATGGACATATTGAATGTATCACAAATGGTGGTTCAACTAATTCATCTAAAATGGAAATAACTTTTGTTATAAGAAGATAATAAACGATTTTGTGGGAGATCCTGTCTAGCGATATTTCTCCCACAAATACCAATTAATAAAAGGAAATAAATTATGCCAATGGTAGGAAAAAAAAAGTTTTCATACACAAAAAGTGGAATGAAAAAAGCAAAATCTTATGCCAAGAAAAAAGGCAAAAAAGTTAAAAGTAAAAAAGGAAAATATTAATGTCATATAATTACGCATTAAGACCAGGAACAACACAAAAAATCAATACTAACAACTCATCAACTGCATCTGCTGCATTTGGAGATCAAACTAATTATATTAGAATTGTTGGTTCAGCTAATTTTCATTTTGTATTAGGTGCTTCACCTACTGCAAGTGCTACATCAGCTCTTTTACCATCTGGTGAAGTTGAAATTATTAAAGTTTCTCCTGGCGAAAAGATTGCTGTGTTTCATGGATCATCTACAGATGTTTATATAACTGAAATGGGTGCTTAGTGGCTAAACAAAAGTTCGTACACTTTGTTCCAAGAGATAAACCACCCAAATTAGGCAAACACAAAAAAAATCTTAATAAATCTGAAAAAAGAAATATGAAACTTACTAGATACAAAGGTCAGGGTAGATGAGAAAAATTGGACAAGAATCTGATGGTATTAAAAGCAATACTTATTACGATAATGACAAAGAGGGTGTTTTAGTTAAAACATCAACTGACATAGCTCCAGTTATTAAAACTAACAAAGAACTTTATACTAGGAATGATGGTTACTCTCCAAGTAAAGATTTAAAAAGAATAGCAACAATTCCAACAGTTGTTTTAGAAATTTGGACAAAAGAATATAACAACAGTCAAGATGGTAATTGGTTTGCTTTACCTAAAGATGTTCAACACAAAATATTAAGAGAAAAATTAAATAGTTCTGATTATAGATATTTTAGAACTGCACCAGGAAAAATTTAATGGCATTAACTACATACACAGAATTAAAAGCATCACTTGCTAATTGGTTAAACAGATCAGATTTAACAACAGAGATAGCTGATGACTTTATTAAATTAGCAGAAGCTGATTTTAATTCTAAATTAAGAGTTAGAAGTATGATCGCACAAGTAAGTATAACTGTTAATGCTGAAACAGAAGATTTACCTACTGACTTTTTACAAATAAGAGATTTTTATATTATTAGTGGTCAAACTAAAACTCCATTAATATATACAACACCATCACAAATGGATGCGACTACAGGAACATCAACTACTGGAAAGCCAACTTCATTTACAATTTTAGGAGATACATTAAGATTTTCTCCAGTACCTGATGGAACTTACACAGCTATAATGAATTATTTTAAAAAATTTCCAGCTTTAAGTTCAACAGTTTCAACAAACTATATCTTAGCATCACATCCAGCAATATATTTGTATGGATCTTTATTTCATGCAGCAAACTTTTTAGGTGGTATCAATCCTCAACAGGTTCAAACATGGCAAAGTATGTATGCAACAGCTATGGAACGATTAGAATTAAATGATAGAGAAGATGAATATAATGGTGCTCCTTTACAGGTTAGAGGTGATAGCACAGTAGCTTCTCCATTTGTTTCAACTTTATAATAGGAAAAAATAATGCAATTACCTTTTGGTGAATGGTTGCCAGACCAACCAGATAACTTAAATCCAGGTGCAACTGTAGCAACAAATGTTTACCATGCTCAGACTTCATATAAGCCTGTAAAAGGTTTAGTACCTTATAGTGGTTCATCAACTGTTACACAAAACGCAAAAGGTGCAGGTAGTTTTAGAGATAATACAAACACAGTATTTACTTTTGTAGGAACTAAAGACAATATTTATAAATTAACATCTGGTACATTTACATCTGTTAAAGGTGGTTTAACTATATCAGGTGGAGATACAGACTTTTTTACTTTTACTCAATTTGGACAATACATTATAGCAAGTAATGGAGTTAATGCTCCAATGTATTATCTAATGGGTACATCAACTAATTTTGCAACACTACAGAGTATTGCAACATCAGGAACAGTACCATCTAAGTTTAGAATTTCAGGTGTGATTAGGGATTTCTTAGTAACAGGTAACATAGAGAACGCAAAAAACAAAGTTGCTTGGTCAGGTATCAACGATATTTCAACTTGGGAAGCTGGTGTTAGCTCATCAGATACTCAAGAACTACCAGGATCAGGTGGTCAAATAGTTGCGATAACTTCTGGTGAGGTTGGTTATGTTTTTAGACAAAATCAAATAACTAGAATGGACTTTGTTGGTGGAAATGTAGTTTTTAGATTTTCAGTTATATCTCCTAATAGAGGAGCTGTTTATGGTCAAAGTGTTTGCCAGGACAACAGACAAGTTTTCTTTTATGCTGATGATGGATTTTTTCAAATTAATGGAGATCAAGTTTTACCTATCGGTGCAGAAAAAGTTAATAGATTTTTTGATCTTGATTTAAACAAAGCATTTACTGATAGAATTACAGCAGCAGTAGATCCATTTAATACTTTAGCGATATGGTTATATCCAAGTAAAAATAATCCAGGAAATACTACAGGGATTTGCGATAGATTACTTATTTATAATTATGTAACTCAAAAATGGTCAATTGCTAATGTTAAAGCATCACAAATTTTTGAACAGTTTGTAAGTTTTAACACAGTTGAGTTAATGGATTTAATATCTGAAAACTTAGATGAAATTAATATTTCATTAGATACACCTTATTGGACTGCTGGACATTTAAGATTAGGTGCTATTGATGAAAATTTTAAAGCAGCAATTTTTTCAGGAACCAATTTAGAAGCTGAAATTGAAACAAGAGAACAAGAAATATTTCCAGGTTTAAGAGCTAATATTACAGGTATCAGACCAATTGTTGATGCTACTGCAAATGTTACAGTTAAAACTAGAGATAAATTAGCAGACTCAATTACAACTTCTTCATCAAGCACATCAAATACATCAGGCATAAGTCCTGTAAGACAATCAGGTAGATATTTTAGAGCTAATGTAAAAATACCAGCAGGAACTGTTTGGAACCATGCACAAGGAATAGATTTAAAAGCTAGTCAAGGTGGGGAAAGATAATGTCAGATAAAATAGATATAGATAACATTAGATATTCAATTGAAACACAAGAGTTTTTTCAAAGACAAGTTGAGGAAGCTGTGAATACATTAATTAACAAGAACAATGCTGAAAGCGATAAAGCTTTTAGTTGGTTTATGAATTAGGAGCAAATAAATGGCAGGAATTAAAGATTACTCAACCACACAATCAAGTAACACTTCTTTAAATGGAATAAATACAGCAGAGGGAATGTTACCTAGTGATTTGAATAATGCAATTAGAGCATTAATGAAAAATACTAGAGAGTGGTATAATGATGCACAATGGGTAATTTATGGTGATGGTGATGCAGCTTTTACAAGTGCTTATGCAAGTGCAAGTTCATTTACAATAAATGGCGTAAATGTAACTGCATTTTATCATGCAGGTCGTAGAGTTAAAATTATAGGATCTAGCACAGGAACTGTTTATGGAACAATATCAAGTTCATCTTTTTCTTCAAACACAACAGTAAATGTAACTTTAGATAGTGGTACATTACAAAATGAAACATTAACAATTTATTTAGCTATCTTAACTAAAACAGGTAACTCAATACCAACAGATGTTATTAGTGCAGGTAATTTAACTAACAACTCAATCACTACTGCAAAGATTGCAGATGATGCAGTTACAAATGCAAAAATTGCAGACAATGCAGTTCAAGCTGCACAAATAAATGCAAATGCAATTACAGAAGCCAAGATCAATGCTAATGCAGTTACTACAACTAAGATAGCTGACAATGCTATTACAACTGCAAAAATTTTAGATAATAATGTTACAACTGCAAAAATTCCAGACAACGCAA